GCGGGTTTTCGCATATTAGGAAGGTTTTTCAATGAGTCTGTTGAATAAGGACATCATTACTCCCGACGAGGCTTCCGCCATCGTGCTGGGAGCCTATCAGACAACTACGGCAGCTTTGCCGTTCGCTTCCATCCTGCCGGACCAGTTCACCGGCTTGTCTGTCGAGTGGACTCCGAATCAGGATGATCCTGAGGTTGATGAGATGAAGTTCTCCACTTGGGATGCTGAGGCACCGTATGGTCGTACTGTTGGCGGCGAGAAGCTGTCCTACACTTCCATGCTGCCGTTGCGTAAGCGTATGCGCGTGTCCGAAAAGGACATCGCAAATGGCAACATTTCCATGACCAACGGAGATTTGAAGACCACTCTGAGCGATTATTTCGTTCAGTTGGGCAAGGAATTGGCCTACCGTCTGGAGAAGGCGCGTGTGGCCGTCGCCGTTGACGCGAAGCTCGGCATCACAGAATCCAATGAGGATGCAGCTTGGGATTATGCACGTGATTCTGCACTATCCACTTCTTTGACAACTACGAAGACTTGGGACAAGACTGGTGATCCGGTCAAGGATTTGCGTACATGGTCCGACCTTATCGACGATAAGAAGGGTGCGCGTCCTACCATCATGGTCACCACCCGTAAGGTTGTGAACGCTTTGACGTCCAACGCGGCCATCATCAACTACTTGTTCCGCGGTCAGGGTTCCACCCTTCCGGCTCTTGTTTCCGAGAATGATGTGAAGAGCGTTTTGAGCCTGTACACCGGCATTCAGGATATTTACGTTGTTGACGAAAGGTATCGTGATTTCGCTCGCCAGTCCAAGATTACTCTTCCGGGTGGCGTCAAGAGCTTCTTCCCTGAGAACACCATCCTGCTGATTCCGGCTTTCGGTGACGTGAACATGGGTTACACCGCGTTGGGGCCGACCGCTGAAGCTCAGACTCCTGCATATGGCATCAGCCGTGAGAAGAACGCTGGCCCTATCGGAGCCGTGCTGAATACTCCGTCTTCGACTCCGGGATACGAGGCTTACGTGAACGGTACTGCATTGCCGGTTCTTGTGCAGTCCAACAGCACTTTGAAGGCCACTGTACTGACCGCATGATGTAGGAGGCGCGTATGAGCACGGCAATCATCGACAACATCGACTGGTTGAAGTATATGCGCGTCTACGGTTCCGCCGACGCGGATTCATTTGAAGAGCATTTCGACACTGATTGGATTTCCGCTCAATGCCGCAAGGCCGCTCTCATCTGTTTGAGCGAATGCCCGATTGTCCGGACACGCTTGAAGAAAGGGCGTCTCTCTGAAAGTGATTTCGCGTCGGTCGTATGCGAAATGGTGTTACGCGTAGTACGTTTCAACCGGTTCAAAACCGAAGCGAACGGTTCTTACTCGTACACGGAGCATGATCCGCAGCAGAATCAGCCTGGCTATGATCCAAGTCCCCGGCTGTTCTTGTCGAAAGCGGAGAAGTCGATTCTGAATGGTTTCGCTGAATCCGCTGGCACGATGTCACACATCAGTCTTGGTTTCGACCCCGGTTATGGAGGTTGATGATGGCGTTTCTGTTTGACGATGATACGAATGAACGCCATTACCTCTACGAGGATGACCAAACCCATTACGGTGGTCAGAAACAGCTGTTCGACACGGATTATGTCGTTGTGATTCCTCGCAAGCATGTTCAGGACGCGCACGGCGGCCAGTATGTGCAGACTGGCGATCCGGTGAAGGTCATCTGCTGTGTTGAGGGTCGTGCGCAGCAGGCTGGCATGTTCTCTATTTCTGGAGCTGAGGATAAGACGCCATCTTCGGATAACCCCGGCGGTTTGGAAGAGGTCACTCCTTTGCAGATTATTGCGAGGGAATGGCCCGGCGACATTTATTCCCGGATCTGGTATAAGGGCGATTATTACGATGCTGACGGCGCTCCTACGTGGCGTGGGAGTGGTTCTCGTTTCTCCCGGCATTGGGAGGTTCGTGCACGTCGTGTTGTTATTGGCGATTATCTTGATGGCGGCATTTCCGAGCCTGAATGGGTGAAGGAGGTGGGTGGCGTTGGGAAGGGTCACGATTCGGCGTAGCGTCGCTACCGATATTGCGAAGATGTATGGGCCGGAACTTACACGCCGCGCCGCCGTGCATAGCGTGTCTGCCGTCCGCGCGAAGGCGAATGAGGCCGCTACGCATTCAAGCGTTGCGAATAGGATCGAGGTTTCCGTTCGCAAAGTCGGCTGGCATCATCAGATTGTCATGTCCGTCATGGGCCGTGATGGCACGCAGGTCGCTCCGCATTTGGAGTTCGGTTATTTCAACCGGTGGCTTGAGCACAAGTATGGGCCTCGTGATCCGAGAGCGCGTATTCCGGGAAAACATATCATGTTTGATTCGTTGAGTCGGGTGAGATTGTGACGGACAACATTTTTCAGCGTCTTGCCATTGACGTTCGTGAGTCAATCGATGCGGAACAGTTGGTTTATGAACTGTTGAATCGGGCGTATCCGTGCGAGGAGTGGCCTGATGTGAAGGTTTGCAGCGAGCTTGACTTGCCTTTGAACGCTTACGGTGAACGTGGACAGGTTCTTCTCTATTATGTTTCCGCTCCCGAACAGTTTGACCGTGGATTGTGGCGTTTCGGCGTGACGTTCACGGTTTTGGCCGCTGACTGTAACAATCCTCACGGTTTTGCACGTCACTTGTATAAGACGGTGCAGGGTTGGCCGTTCGAGGAGTCCACGACAGCTGGAACGGTTGGCACCGTGTCTGTGACGGCGCAGAAGAGGCAGTATGATTCAAAAGAGAATCAAGGCAAGAACGTCAAGGAGTATGGGCTGTCGGCTGTTGTGACTGCCCGC